CCCGCCGCTAAATTCATCGCTGGGGCTAATGCGTTTGCGGATTGTTCAGCGTTCAAGCCTGCACGGGCAAAATTCAAAGTCGCCGTAGCAGCGTCATTCATTCCAAAAGTAGAATTTGACGCAGCTTCTTGCATAGCTTTTTTAAGAAGGTTTGCCTGTTCTTCTGAATTTTTCATTGTTGCGTTAGTAAGTTGCATAGTTTTATCAACACTAGCAAACTTAGCCGTAGCAACTGTTCCAAATCCTGTTACAGCCATAGATATAGGGGTAAATGTTCTCCCAAGACTAGTAACGCCTTGCCCTAAGTTCTGCATTTTCTGCCCTGCAACTTGTAACTGCTTACCAGCAACGGAGCCGAATTGCTTATATTCGTTTTCTAGCTTTCCTAATTCTTGTTTTGTTTTTTCGATTTCGCGTGTGAGGGCTTCCTGTTGTTTTCTTGTTGTCTCGGTTTGTGGGACGTTTTTAAGTTGTTCAAGTGCTGTTTTTTCTTGCTCTAATTTGTTTTTTGTAGCGTCAATAGCTTCAGTTAAGAGCTTTTGTTTTTGGGCTAATAATTCTGCGTTGCCAGGGTCAAGTTTTAATAATTTTTCAACCTCTTTAAGGTCTCTTTGTGTGCCTTGAATTTCCTTGTTTACGCCTCTTAAAGCCTCTACAAGTTTTGTGGTATTGCCACCAATTTCAATGGTAATTCCCTTTATATTCGCCATCTATCTCACCTCCTAAAATGCGTCAAAATCAGATTGTGAAGCCATTGTACTATATTTTTCATTATCGTTTGAGGCTTCTATCATCATATCTATGATGAAGCCTTCTTCGAGTTCGTTTAATTCTTCAAGTGTTAAACCCAACTGCACAGCTCTTAACACAAAAAGGGCAGTTGTCATCGGCCGTTCAGTCGGGCTTATTCTTTTTTTGATTCGGACTGCGAAATTTTAGAGCCTAAATACAGTTCCATTATAGCCATTGCATTTAATATCAATTCGCCGCTTTCAAGGTTTTCAATCCATTCAACGAACGAATCAAAATTTAATGTTTTTATGTCCTTGCCTTCCGCCTGTGCATTCATTATAAACGCTAATTTGTCAAACACAGTCGAATCTGTATTATTATCTTCAGTTCCTTCAAAAGACTTCATGCGGCTTAACTGAAGCATTAAATCTTCATGAAAAACCTGCCTGTATCGGTAAGCAGTAGCACCGCTTGAGAGAAATTTATAGATTTTTTCTTCTCCGCTGCTGCATTTCAACTTAATTTCTTTGTACATGTGTTTTTATTCTTGCGCTGTTGGCGTATAAACGGACTTAAACCAGTTAGAATAGACTGTTGCGTCTGTATCAGAGGCAGAACGCGCCTTGACAATATTTTTATCCAATACTGGGTCTTTGATACTTGTTGCTGTTATTGTGAGGCTTTCAGTTTGTACTTCTACCGAATCCTCTTTAGTCTTTGAAGCTATCTGCGGCCTTGACGCTGTACAGTTATATAAAACATGTCTAATCTGGTGAGCATCGCCGTTAAATTCAAAGAGCAAGGCAAAATGAACAGGCTGTGAATCTGCGTTTTCAATTAATACGCCCTTCCCGTCCGTAATTTCGCCCAAAACATCTTTTCTAAAATGTTCAGGAACCATAGCCGACTCAAAATCGCCTTCGTAACCGGAACTTGCGCCTGTTATGTAATACTGTATGCCGTCAGCCCAAAAAATATTTTGTTCGCCTTGTGCGTCCAAAGAAATTGATACGGCTCCAGGCCATGGAACAGGGGTTTGATAAGTTGCTGTGCCGTCATCGGCGATTGTTGCTATTGCATAATAAACATTTTTAAGATTATATTTTACTTTATTTGTGGTCATTTCTAATCTCTCCTCAAAATTTAGAGCTAAAAAATTCATTAAAAGCCTGTGTTTAGTTTAATAACAGCTCCGAAAGTTCCTCAAAACTGTACAAAACTTCGTATAACTTTTCATCTTCAATCCATACTTCAGATTTAGTATAACAAATTTCCGCCTCTGCTAATATCTGTTCTAATCTTTTTTCTAAGTCTAATTCTTTTTTATCTGTGTAAAGTTCTATATTAACCTCATCAATAGGATAATAGACTATTCCGTCAGCGTTAAAATTATTTGTACCGGTATATCTATACACAACAAAAGGCGGCGAGGGACTTTCTCCCTCTGCAAAATGGTCATAAGCGAACGGCAGGCCGAACGTTTGTAATATTTGTATTATTTTAGACATCACCAATCGCCGCCCTTAAATTTTCTTCCAAATCTCTTTTAGTTACGTCTTCAACAAGTTCAATAAAATGCTTGCCTTCAGTGCGTCCCCCGTTGCGTTTTGCGTGTCCGTGCTCTAAAAGATGTGATACGCCAGGCTTTGTAGTATTGTGTATTATTGCGTCTACTCTAAGCCTTGTATATTGTTTTTTTGTTGTTCTCCAGCCTTCAGCATATTTTCCTGTTCTTCTCGGCGAAATATCAATTAAATAATTTTTTGCTTCTTTTACTGCGTTTTCTACAACAGCTACGGTAACTGTACTAACATCATTACCGTATTTCTCTAAAATTTTTCTTACTTCGCTTGATAATTCTTTTGTAGTTGTTTTTATTCCGCTCATTATCTACTCACCAAAACAGCAGTAAAATTAAGGCTTTTTTTATCAAACTTCATAATATCCGAAGCCTCGATATTATAAATTTGTTCATTAAAATAAATTCTGTATTCAGTTGAGTTTATCTCTGAAATTTTTTCACAGTAACGCACGGTAAAATCAAGCCTTTTTTGTTCTAAAGTTTGCGCGGCTTCATGTTTTTCTGAAGTGCTACGCCCACCACGACCCGAATTTTTGATGCCTGCCCAGCATGAATAAAAATTAGCCCATTCGTTAGTATGATTACCTATTTCGTCAATTTTTACAATGCTTTTTTGAAAAATAATTCTGGCTCTCATACCTGCTATATTCATTTTTCAAAATCCCTCGCGAATAGCAAAAAGTAAACTTCTTAACGTTAAATTTAGTTCATGATGATTGGCTTCTTCTCTGTGTTCCGAAAGATAACTTACAGCATATAAAACAGCGACTTTTAATTGATTTTTCAACTCTTTTAATTCGTCCGTATCAGTACTTACTAAATTATCCCAATCAGCAGACGAAAGCCTAGCTATATCTTTACAAATTACTTGCGCGCCCTGTAAAAGATTGTTAATAGTCTCGTCTTCATCAGGATAATCAACACGCATGTATTGTTTTATATCATCAATATTTACAACATCTAACATAATACTCCTACCCCATATAAAAATAGGGACTAGAGAACTTTCAATCCCTAATCCCTCATACCTAATAGTTTTAGCCGTTCGCTCCGAGAGCTAAATATTGCATAGCTTCATCTAATACAAGTTTTCCGTCAACTCTTTGCGTACCGATAAAGGCTGTTTGGTCGTTCACAGCGTAAAGTTCGTTAAGGCGTTTAAGTGTTCTGCTCGTTCTGTCTGCTATGTAATAATAGCTAAAATCACCAAACACTAAAACCTTTTTACCTGCGTCATTTGCCGCCGTAGTTGTGAAAGTCGGCATGTAAGTACTTGTATAAATCGTATGACCCAGTACAGTGTCAGGCTTTCCAACTTCGAGGGCGGGCTTCCAGATATAATTATCGTTTTTATCCTTGAGTAGCATTAAGCGCAACAATGTAGCCTCATTAGCGAGAAAAACAGCCTTGCGGCGATAAGGAGCTTTCAAAGCGTAATAAAGTTTAATGACATCATCGAAGGTAATTGAAGCGGCATTTGAAGTTGTTGCTCCTGCTTTTGTGAGGCTTGTTAAAAATCCTGTCGGCTGGCTCGGTGTAGTCGTGAGATTTGTTGAAACACCTGTACCTTTAATGAATGCTTCCTCTTCAGCATTACCGAAACGGACACCAAAGCGTTTTGCAATATGCGAGGCGATATCGAAAGCCGAATCATTTAATAATTCATTGGATACCTTAACCATACAAGAAAGTTTATACGCACTAAGTGTCTTATTGCTGAAAGATAAGTCGCTCTCTTGAATTTGTCCGCCTTCTTCTACCCATGAGGCCGCTCCTCCGTCTGCCGCAATAGGAATTGAACGAACGCCCGAATTAGTACGGATAACATGAGCGATTGAACGAATTATGTTATTTTCCTCTAACGCCTCTACTAATTGCTTGTGAAATTCGTCCGGAACTGTATAACCGCCTCCGCCGGAGCCCTCGCCCGTTCCGGTAGTTAAAACGTTACGAATTTCCGCGCTTGTATCGCCCTTCATAGCGGCCCAGAAAGCATTTTTATATTCTTCCGTTGCTGTCGCTGCTAAATTTTTGTGCGGTTTAGGGTCATTGTGGACAGCTTGAGATGTCGCTTCGGAAAATTTGTTATCCATTTCTAACTGCGCTTCAAGCCTTTTAATTTCTTCTCCTAATGCCATAACTTCAGCTGTCATCTTATCATATTGTTCAACAGCTGAAGCCTCTACCATTCCATTTTCCGCTCTATGTTCTTCCAAAAATGCCTTTGTTTGTTCCCACAAAGCATTGCGTTTACTGCGTAAATCCATTATTACCGACATAAAAAATCTTCCTTTCTTTTATCTCAAAAATTCAAGCTGTCTGATTAATAATTCATAGGGCATTGCCCCGTCTGATGTTTTGCCGTTCATGTTTAACAAATTATTTTTCCTTGCTCCTTCAGGTAATTTTTCAGGTTCGACGGGTGTATTTCCGGAGGGACAAAGAAGCCGTTTAGCAACGTTTTGCCCCATTGATTTTGCCGAGAATACTTCCCAGCTTGCTTCAAATTTGTTTTTTGCCTTTGGTTCATTGCCTTCATCGCCTTTAGTATTTGAAAATAAAATTTCATCAACAAAACCGTAATCAAGAGCTTTTTTAGCACTTAACCATGTTTCATTAGTCATTAGTTCGCTGATTTCTTCACGTTTCAGCCCTGTTTTTTTAACGTAAGCGTTAATGATACTTTCTTTGATTTCTTTTAATGAGCCTATACACTTTTCAAAATCCTGTATATTTCCCCAAGCCATAGTACTTGGGTCATGTATCATCAACATAGCAACGGGGGATATTAAAACCTTATCGCCTGCCATAGCAACAACTGAAGCCGCCGAAGCCGCAAGCGCATCAATTTTTACCGTTACTTTACCTTTGTAATCACAGAGCATTGTATAAATTTCAGCCGCCGCAAAAACATTCCCGCCTGGGCTGTTTATCCAAACCGTGATATCGCCCGTATCTTTTTCGAGTTCTTCTCGAAATTCTTTAGGCGTTACAGCGTCATCGTACCAAAGCAAATCAGAATCAATAGGCCCTTCAAGCCTCAAAACCCTTTCACCGTTTTCATCCTGCCCAAAACTCCAAAATTTATTCATATGCTTCACCACCTTACTGCTTTTTATAGGCGGCTCCTATATCACATAATCTGACATAAGAACCATTAACAAAATAGTAATTTCCGCCTTCTTCATCTGGAATAGGAGGCAGATTTTCTTTTCTTCGGGCTTCATTAGGAGACATAAAGCCGTTTGTAATGCCCGTTGCATACGCTTTCATTCGTGATTCGACAGCTCCTCTTAAAAGCCCGTCAACATTGAATTTAGGATAGTAAGTATCTTTTTCATTCTCCATTAACAAATCTTTGATAATAGCCTGTTCAATCCTAACAAGCCACGGGTCAAGCGTATGGACTACAAAATCTATACTTTGGTGTTCGATATTTGCAAATGTAGCCCGCTTCAAATTTTGCACCATGTGAGGAGGAACACGAAAAATTCTACAAATTTCTTCAACATCAAATTCTCTAGTCGATAAAAATTGAGTATCTTCAGGCGGTAATGATATCGGTGCATATTTCATGCCTTCTTCCAAGATTGCGACTTTATGAGCATTATTTGCCCCGCCGTAAATCTTTGTCCAATCTTCGCGCAATCTTTCTGGGTCTTTAAGTACGCCTGGGTGTTCCAATACTCCGACTGGCTGCGCGCCGTTTTTGAAAAAGACTGAACCATATTTTTCAACTGCTATCGTTGCTCCTAAAGAATTTTTCATCATTGCAATGGGACTAAAACCAACAAGGCCGTTAAATCCTAGTCCTGGAATATGCAAAATTTCCTCGCGTCTAAAAATGATATCTTTGTTTGTATTTCCAGGTACTTCATTTGTATAAGCATGATAAATATAATAAAGTTTTCCCTTATTATCTCTGTCAATTTCGACATTTTCGGGCAATAAAGGATAAAGACCGAGTATATTATTTCGTCCGTCCCTTACAATCTGCGCATAAGCATTCCCCCATAATAAAAGCTGTGTCATCATGACTTCCCTAAAAGAAAAACTTGTCATTTCTGGATTTGCCTGACGATACAAAATTTTATATAGTGAATGTTCTTTAGCTTTAACGCTTCGGTCTGTATCTTCGATTTTATATAAATGTAACGGAAGCTGAGCAACTGAATCAGCTAATAATCTAACACAGGCATAAACAGCTGCAATTTGTAATGCTGTTTTTTCGTCTACTTTTTCGCCGCTGTCGGCATTCCCGAAAATAAAAATTGTTCCCGAATCACGAACATCATTTTTGACATCCGGCATTTTAGGTGCATCTCGCGGATTTATATCACTAAATCCTAGCCATTCTAAAAAACTCAAGTTTTAACACCCCTTACTAAAAACTTAATAATCCTCTTTCATCGTAAATACTAGCTTCTGCATCATTTTTATGCCTCACAGCCCTGTCAAGTGCCATGATTGCCGCTACTACACCGTCAATTTTTCCTTTAGAGCGTTTTTTAGTGGGCTTCATATTTCCGGCTGGGTCTACATCTATCACGACATTCGAGCACATCCAACGGAAAACAGGATTATCAAAAATAAAATTTTCTCTCATAATTTCTTCAAATAATTGTTTGGTAGGAGCACTCATTGACGCATAGCCTTGTCCCATAAGAACAACAGTTAAGCCCATTTCTTCGAGCCTTTGAACAAGCATGTTGGAACCCCACCGGTCAAAAGCTAATTCTCTAATGTTATAAATTTCTTGAATTTGACCAATTTTATTTTGTATATAAGCGTAATCTGTAACTTGTCCAGGCGTTGTCTCTAAAAATCCTCGCATGACCCATTTACTATACGGTAAACCGGTACGTTTTTCATGCTTCATAACCTGTTCTTCAGGTATCCAGCAAAATAATTTTAGTATGTATTTTTCTTTTTCATTTCTAGGCTCGAATAATAAGGCTAACGCCGAAATATCTTCAGAACTAGCCAAGTCTAAACCAGCGTAACATTTACGGCCTTGCAAGTCTGTATCATTAATTTTTGTCTGGCCCTTCATAACCACAGAGTCGGGTATCCAAGCCGCTGTACTTCCTACCCACTGATTAAGCCGAAGCCATCTAAATGTTATTTCATCTGCTGGATTTTGTTCTGCTTCATGACAAGCCTCGCGCATTCTTTCTATTTTTATTGTATAGCCTAATGAAGGATTAACTTTGTACCAATTTTTTTCGTCCTTCCAATCCTCATCCATTCCTAAACTGTAAATAACTGGATAAAAAGTATAATCCTCTCTTTTACCGTCTAAAATATCCTGCGCTTTTTGGTGTAATTCATAAGCCACAGACTCTCTATTATCACCCGCTGTCGTGATTATCGTAGTTAAAGGCTGTATTCTCGCATCGCCTGCTCCTTTAGTTAAAACATCATAAAGCTGTCTGTTAGGCATTGCATGAATTTCGTCAATAATCGCCGCTGAAACATTCAAACCGTGTTTGCTCTTTACATCAGCGGATAAAACTTGATAAAAACCGGCGTTGCTGTAATTAGCTACTCGCTTTGTTGAGTCTATGATTTTACAACGTTTAAGTAAAGCTGTATTTGTTTCAATCATATTTTTGGCGGTATTAAAAACGATTGAAGCCTGCGAACGGTCGCAAGCCGCGCTGTAAACTTCCGGAGACGCTTCACCGTCAGCAAAAAGCATATAAAGAGCGATAGCTGCCGCCAATTCCGATTTACCGTTTTTCTTGGGTATCTCAATAAAAGCTGTCTTAAATTGCCTAGTTCCGTCAGCTTTAAGCACACCAAAAATATTTCTTATAATTTCTTCTTCCCAAGGCAACAGTAAAAAAGGCTGTCCGCTCCATTCGCCCTTATTATGGCTTAGCATTTCGATGAATTTAACTGCCCTGTCTGCTTTTTTAGCATCATAGTATGAAGTCGGAAGCATAAATTTAGTAGGCTTGAAATTTTTTAATTTCGGAAAATCTGAAGGTATTTTCATGATTTATTAACTCCCTAAAAGTTCGTCCATAGAGTTAATTTCTTTAACCTTTCCTACTCCGTTTGTTTCTCCGGCTACAATTCTTGAACGGGACGCTGGCGTTAATCCAAATTCTGAAGCTATTTTTATCATGATTTTGCTGTAAGTTTGAGCGATACTAACCTGCGGGACTTGCTGAATATATCCCGAAGGAGTGGTAAAAGTCGAGCCGTGTTTTGATATGTATTCTTCAGCCTCTTTATATCTAGCATAGGCTTGACAATAAGTAGCGAACGCGGCTTTATCAACAAGCGAAAGTATACCCATCTGCGACATAATCCGAGATAACCGCCGCCACTCTTTTTTAGCCTCACCTTCAAGCCACGCAGGGCATAAAGGCATACCTTTAGGAGGTTTAGGCTCTTTATCATTCAAGGGACGCTTGCCAGGATTGCCCTCAAATATTTTCATAGCTGTTGGTTTGGGCTTCCTTCCGCGTATTGACATTAAAAATCACTTCCCTTAATCACTATTGACCACTCCTCTTTCATCAGCATTTAGAGAGCAAGGCATAATCAGGTATTCTAAGCTCTCTTTGTCTTTAGCACGATAAAATCTAGCCTGCTCGGTCTCACCGCTGAACTCTGCTAAAATTTCGCAATCCCCCAAAGCCTTTACCGCTTCTAATAAATATTGGCCGTTAAAGCCTAGAACTAAGTCGCTTCCCGTTACTTCAGCTGCGAATGCTATTTTTATTTCGTCTGTTTTTTTAGAAAAAGCACCGACTTTTACGTACTGGCTTCCTTTAGTAAATCTAAATACCGTTATGTGTGATGTAGTATTTTTTGCAACTGTGTAAGCCCTTTTAATAATTTCTTCAAAAAGTTTACCTTGGATTTTCATTGACACTTCAAAATCGTGCCTTAATAGACGTTCATATATTGGGAATTGTATTGGTTCAGGCATACGTATAGCAATTTCTGCGTTATCTAATACAAACCATGTAAAAGTATCATCGGAACAAACTTTTACATTTCCTTTACAAGAACTTAAAAATCCAATACATGGTTTGATATTAGACATTTTCAAAATTAAATCTTTATCAGCTCTAATATTCTCACAAATATATTTTGATATTGGCAGTCTGTGTCCATCAGTTGCGGCCGTTATTATTTTGCCTTTCTCGCTCCTCAAAAGTACATAACTAATATAAGCTGGGAATTTGTCTTTTTTACCTTCTGCCGTCAATGCTTCAGAAAGCATGTCCGCTAATTTTTGCGCCGGCATTTTGTAAAGTTCCGTATCTTCCGAACATTCATTAAAACTTGGAAAATCAAAGCTTGAAAGCATTTCAAGGTTAGCTTCGCAATCACCGAATTTCATTAAATTATTTTCTATGGCGACTTTTTTGGTATTCGCTGATTTCAAAATTGCTTTTAAGCTGCTGAAATTTATTACGGCTATTCCGGCTTCGATAATTGTTATACTCTTTGATAGTAATCTTATGTTAATGTACTTATTCACTGCTTCTAAAATTATTTTTTCTTCATCTGTGGCATTGATTAAAATACAACCGTTAATCCCATCTGCCTTTAAGTCCAAAAATTTTTCTAAAAGCCTTAATTCTTTTACAAAATTTTTTACATTTACAGTAATTTTCAAGTCCAAAAATCCTTTCTATAAAAAAATCCCCCGTCATGCCATAACAGGGGACTATATAGGAGATACTTTTAATTAATAAAAAAGTTATTTATTGTAAATACGCGCTAATTCTACTTCCGTACGTGCCTTAATGATAGCAATTTGTCTTTCCGTCTCGGCTTGTTCAATACGAATTTTATTTTGTATGGCCGCTCTTTCATGTGCCTTCTTCACAAAATAAACCGCAGGGTCAAACCAAATAACTAAAAATGCAATCAACAGCAATATTATTAAATTTTGATATTGCTTTATTTTTTGAAAAATCATATAAAAAACCTTTCTATTTACGCATATTGTGCGCATTACGTTTGATTTTTTGCCAGTATTTTGCCATAATTTAATTAAATCAATGTTAGGAGATGTTTTTATGTCTAAAGTTGCTACTAATTTAAGCCTAGATGCTGACTTAAAAAAAGAATGCCAAGAGCTTTTTTCATCTTTAGGAATGGATTTAACGACCGCTGTAACAATTTTTCTTGTTCAGTCTTTAAGAGTTCAAGGCCTCCCTTTCGCAGTAAAAAGAGATGAACCTAACGCAGAAACTATCTCAGCTCTTGAAGAATACGAAATTATGAAAACGCATCCAGAACAGTATAAAAAATATTCATCTTTTCAAGAAATTATGAAAGAAGTAAATAATGATGTTTAGCATAATTCCGTCAAATAGATTCAAAAAAGATTTGAAAACAGCTAAAAAAAGAGGATTTAATCTCGATTTGCTGAATGAAATAGTTGAAACGCTTGCAGCCGATAAGCCCTTAGATAAAAAACATCATGACCACCCATTAACGGGAAATTTTACAGGCTTTCGTGAATGCCATATACAGCCAGACTGGCTTTTGATATACAAAATTGAACGCAATGAACTTTTGCTTATGTTATTGCGAACAGGGACACACTCTGATTTATTTGATTAGTTATTTACACGGAGAATAACCGCATGAAAAGCAATATTCGCAGCCTGAAATTTTTTCTAGCGGCGCGCCGCATTCGGGACAGATTAACTTTTTGCTGCTTTCCATATTTTTTCGATTAATCAACTTTTCAAGGAGCAATGCTACTGCATCAGGAATTGAACGCACGATTTTGTCATCATCGCAGTTTAGTATCCAATATTCCTTGCCGGAAAGCCCTTTTAGCGTGTCTATAAAATCTTCAAGTCTGCAGCCCGACCGAAGCCCTATTGAAATTACACGCGATAAAGCCTCTGTCATTGCTTTTAATTCAGAGCCGCTTTTGCCTATATTTACAAAAACCTCAAAAGGCTCTTTGCCGTCAAAATTCAAAGTCAGATAAATATTTCCGTATGGCGTTTTATCTTTTATTGTCTTGCCAAAGACTATAAAATCCGGACGTTCTTTTACTTGTGGCTTAATTTCTTTTTTAACTTCATGCTTTATTTCAATCGGCTGATACGAACGCGAGCCGTCCCTATAAATCGTTATGCCCTTACAGCCTAATTCATAGCATTTCTTATAAACGTTTTTAACATCTTCAACAGTAGCAGAATTAGGCAAATTAACTGTTTTGCTGATTGCGCTGTCAACAAACTGTGCAAAAATTCCTACTACATTAACGTGCTGCTCCGTTGATACATCATGGGCTGACACAAATAGAGGATTTTTGATATTACCGTCTTTTTTATATTCCTCGCGTTGTTCTTGAGTTAAAAGTTTGTGCCAGTATTCACGATTTTCAAAACCAGTACCGTCTGTTTTGGTTATCCGCCTGTTCCATGACCATGCAAAATTAGGCTCTATGCCTGAACTTGTATCAAGTATCATAGATATTGAGCCTGTGGGAGCGATTGAAAGCCGCCGGCTGTTGCGCAAATTTCCCGCCTTTAGCTGTTCTATAACAAAATTAAATTCGTTATCATCAGTAAAACTCCCTAAGATATTGCCAAGAGTTAGAGGCGTATTCTTATCGCATGAAATTAAATCTGTTTTTTCAAAAAGTTTTTGCACTAAATGACTTTCATTGAATGGCGGTTTTCCTGCTTCCGTTACGATTTTTATGGAGGCTAATAGAGCAGTTCTCGCCAAAAATTCACCGATACTCATACAAAAATCATTAAATTTTTTCGACCCGTAAATAATATTTTGCATTATCGAAGCGTCAGCAAGTCCCATAATTCCAAGCCCCACAGGGCGGATAGCTTTTGTACGCTCCTCAATTTTCTTTAACGGATATACACAGGCATCAATAACTAAATCAAGATAATAAAAAGACCTGTAAATTTGTGCTTCAAATTCTTCATAGTTAAAAAAGCCGTTTTTTACAAATTTTTCAAGATTAATCGAGCCTAAATTGCAGCTTGTATAATTCGGCAAAGGCTGTTCCCCGCATGGATTTGTCGCTTCAATATCCCATTCTTCAGCACCCATTTTCAAAATATTATCTTGCCTTGCCCTGTCGATAAAAAATATTCCAGGGTCGCCTCTCTGCCAAGCTGACTCGTAGATATGATTTAACAAGTCTTTAGCCTTAACAGTTTTAACAACAGAACGGTCAACACGTGAATGCAAATCGAAATCTTCATCATTTTCAGCGGCTTTCATTAATTTATCTGACACAGCAACAGAAATATTAAAGTAGGATAACCGCCCGTCTTCTGTTTTACAGTCTATGAATTTTTCAATATCTGGGTGGTCATCTGACATCATACCCATTAAAGCCGCGCGCCTTTTGCCGCCTTGTACAACAACTGACCCCATTGTATTCCAAGTCTCCATAAATGATATAGGGCCTGAAGCCTTACCGCTTACACCGTTAGCAATATTCGCTCCCATTTCCCGAACATTACCAAAATTTGCTCCGACTCCGCCGCCAAATTTACTAATAATTCCGGCATTTTTTACGCTGTCAAAAATTCCTTCAATACTGTCAGGAACATCAACAACAAAACAAGCAAAAAGCTGTTGATTTTCTGTTTTACTCCAATATAGGGATTTATATTCCTCAAGGCTTGTAGCGTCCGGCTCTTTGTAAATAATCTCGGCAAATTCCGGAATATGCGCAAGTCCTACGCCTGAATCGAATAAACATGGAGAATTGAACAAAAAACGCCGATTAAGAATATCGCTTGTGATATTTTTTTCTAAAGTCCGTACCCATTCAACGGAATTGCTGTATTCAGTTTCTGCGCTTGCGATAGTTTTTGCTACACGCCTTGCAAGTTCTGCAAAGGTTTTCTCTTTTCTTACCGCCTTTATTTCAGCGTCATAACGTTCAATGAAATAACGCTGATTTAGCAGCCAAAGGGCATTTTCTGAAATACTTTCATTAGCGTTTAAGTCAACATCTTTTCTAAAATAATCCTGTATTTTTTTCATGTTTTTTAATTTCTAACTAATAGCTTGCGATACAATTTTTAATTATTCTATGCTACTTTGTCAACAGCAACAACAGCAAACTTTTAAGTATTTGATATCATTCATCAGCTTTTATCTGAATTTCTAGGCAGTTAATAGCTTTTTTCAAATCTTCGATAGTAGTTGACGGGTCTTTTTTTCCGGCTCTGCAAATATATTTAACAGCTGACCCCAAAAGAAAATTTAATTTTTGGTCTAAAATGAAATCAATAACTTCAATTTTCCCAGTGTTGTAATATTTTGGATGAACGACAGAGTTAGATTTCATATTTTCCGCTTCATCAATTTCATTTTCTTTTGTATCGGCACCAAGAATATTTTCCAATTTTGTAACTCCTTTTATAAAGCCTTGCTACCCCTAGGCTTTCAAATTTTGCGATTTTTCGCGCGAAGG